GATGACAGGCCTTAGCGATGATAAGCTTGTGCCGTTCCTCAACCGCATCAAGACGCACTTCAATGCAAAGCAGCTGTTGGATAGGAGCAAGGCACAATTTTTAGAGACGGGTGCGATCAGAAATCGTCACGATCGTAGGATCGTGATAGATGAACCCCTGAATCACATCTTTGTAAATTCATACGTGCAGTCAACCGGTGTTGATGTTTCGTTGATCGGATTTCAAAGACTGCTTGAGACATCGCTTGCCGGAGCACGTGTCAGGCCGCTCTTTGTGTTGCATGATGCGTTGTTGATCGATGTCCACGCAGATGATGCGCACCTTTTACGTGATGAGTGGCTTTCTGTCGACGGTTATGTGCAAAAGTTTATTGTTCGCGTTGTTCAATTGTCATGTACACCGTGATGAAACATGACAATAATATGTCATGTCATTGACGGCAGAACAGATTGAACAGAATTGGAACAAGTACACATCGTTCCTATCATTGTTGGGTGAAAGGGCTCCGGCAGCAATAAACATGTGTGAGACGCTCGGAGAGCGCCTTGCCCTTGCACCTGCAAGCGGTAGGAAAGACTATCACAATGCATTTCCCGGCGGTCTCGTAGATCACCTGTTGCGTGTGTTGACGAATGCAACGAAGCTTGCAAAGACATTTGGCTGGGACGTTCCTCGTGAATCATTGATAATCGCAGCGTTGTTTCACGATCTTGGAAAGGTGGGAGACCTTGAACAGGACTATTACGTTCCCCAGGATAGCGATTGGCACCGTGAGAAGCTGGGTGAAATGTACAAGCACAACGGCAAGATCAACTACATGACGGTGCCCCACCGCAGCATATGGCTGTGCCAACAGTTTGGAGTGAAGCTGACATATGAGGAGTTCACAGCAATATTGCTACATGATGGGCAATATGCTCAGGAAAATAAGCCCTACTCTATGAAAGAGTGTAAGTTGGTTGATGTTATTTCGATGGCAGACTTTGTATCGTCTAAGCAAGAGAAAACCATGAGCGAATCCCCATAGTTATTTGACGATGCAAAGGCTTCTAGAAAAGTTCATTAGGATGGTAATTGAGGCGCAAAGTGCCAGGGTACCAAATCAATTGATCTCGCCAGAGACTGCATCGATTGAAAATCGCGGAACAGGGGACGAGGATGAGTGGGTTGACGGGCAAGAAGATAGCGTAGAAGAGTTCTGTGGAGCGGGTGCAATTGCCGGATATACGTTGCCATTGGGCATGGGAGCAGGCAATCTCAACCATAAGATTGGCCTCCACAAAAACAACAAGAAAAAGCGTAAATCTTAACGATTATAAGGTTTTACAAAAATCTCTAGTAGTTTAAGATATCTTCAAGCGGGCTTAAGGTAAGCGGATCGAGGGTAGTGGTAACTTGGAAATTTTGAACACAATTGAAAAGTACATCATGTGCCACGATCTTGGGTCCTACCTTTGTAGGGCCCATTGTGACATCATGAACGATCATGTGCAAACAACAACCGTTGTAGTGCACAACAACAATGTTGTTAGATCTTCAATAAGCAATGACTTTTTGCGTTGTGGGGTAGGCTCACAGCGTGAGAGACACAGGAAACAGGAAAAAAGGAACGAGTAAAATGGGATTAGATATTGAGGCAATCAAGCGTAAGCTAAATCAGCTACAGACAGGCAAGAGCAATTCATCTGTCCAGTTGTGGAAGGTGAAGAACCCAGGTGATTTTCGTGTTAGAGGACTCCCATGGAAGGATGCGCCTGACGGCCAACCCTTCCTGGAACGTTGGTTCTACTACATTGGAAACAATCGAGGCATTCTAGCTCCGTACCAGTTTGGGCTTCCTGACCCGATCAACGATTTCATCCGTGAGCTATACAACAAGGGAACTCCCGAGGACCGTGAGCTTGCGAAAAAGCTAAAGCCAAAGATGAGGGCATACATGCCGCTGGTTGTCCGCGGTGAGGAGGACAAAGGCGTCCTTGTGTGGTCCTTTGGAAAGTTTGTTTACCAGCGACTGTTGGGGTTCTTCCTTGACGGTGAGACCGGAAACATCCTTGATCCGTACGATGGTTGGGACCTAAAGGTGCAGTTCACACAGCAGGCAGGAAAACAGTTCCTTGACTCGACGATTGACACGGCAAAGCGCCAGTCGAGACTTGCTGATGACGATGAAACGATCAAGAAGCTGTTGGACAGCGTGCCAAACATCGATGACATGTACAAGCAAACATCTCCTCAGGAGATTGAATCGATCTTGAAGCGTTGGTTGGACGATGGTGCACAGGCACAGAAGTTCGACGATGACGTTTCAACACGTGGTGCAGACGCCCCACCGGATGCGCTGGCACAGCTTGCGACAGAGGTAAAGGGCATTGCTGCATCATCGACAGGTGATTCTTCTGTTGTGCCGCCTGTCAAGTCGACAAAGAAGGCTGCAAAGGAATCGGCGAAGACGTCAGATCTCGATTCAGCATTCAATGCGCTGATGGACGATGAGTGATCGTTAGTCCGTAAAGGTGGCAGCGATAGTTTAAGAAGAACATTGGGTTCCAACCCAAGGGTCCAAGTGCGAATCTTGGGCGCTGCTCTAGGTTTTTTAAGAAAGAGGTAGACTGTGGCACGAGGAAACAAGGCCGGAGCTGTTGGCGACACGGTTGCTGATGATATTAGCGGCGATTTGATTGCTGCAATCAACAAGGAATTTGGAACACGGGTTGCGTACAATCTCAACCATGATGAGGCGCCGACAACAGTAAAGCGTTGGTTGTCGACTGGGTCAATTCTGCTAGATTACATCATCGCCAACAGGCGAAATGGTGGCTTTCCGGAGGGACGCATCATTGAGATTTATGGCCCACCGTCAACAGGCAAGTCACACATTGCATTTCAAGTTGCTAGGACCGTTCAACAGTTGAATGGGCTCGTGGTGTACATCGACACAGAGAATGCAACGCCCGTTGAAAAGCTCCATGAGATGGGAATTGACATAGGCAGGAGATTTGTATACTGCGATACGCATTGTACTGAGGAAGTGTTTGCGATCATTGAGTCGACAATTACCAAGGCAAAGAGCGTTATCTCAAAGGACGTTCCAATCCTTGTTGTGTGGGACTCCGTTGCAGCAACGTCTCCGAAGGCAGAACTAGAGGGCGACTATGACACAAGCACCGTCGGCCTACAGGCACGTACCATTTCAAAGGCATTGCGTAAGATCACCGGTGTGATCGGACACAACAACGTTACACTGTTATGTCTAAACCAGATCCGGTCAAAGATTGGTGTGTCATACGGTGATCCGACAACGACACCGGGAGGAATGGCAATTCCATTTCATGCATCTGTTAGGTTGAGGTTGGGACAGGGTGCAGGAATCAAAAATGCAGCAGGTGACACGATCGGGATTCACATTTCAGTTGACACAAAAAAGAACAAGGTTGCGCCACCGATGCGAAAGGTTGAGTTCGACATTCACTTTGGCACAGGCATCGTTGAGAACGATTCAATCTTTGATCTTTTGCGTGTTGCGTGTGAAAAGAATAAGGGACCGATTGAGTTCAACGGCAAGAAACATCTCGTTGAAGGAACATCAGCCTGGAAACTTCTGAAGGTCACTGACATGAACGATGTTGTGATCGTTGAAAAGAAGTTCACAAAGTCACAAACGATGGAGCTTGTTCGAAGCGAATTGTATGGACCACACCTCCTCGATATGATCGAGGCAGTGATGGTGCACAACAAGTCCAGTGCTGTTCCTGCAGACGAGGGAGATGCATCAGATGCAGCATAAAGTAGTTGTACTATTAAAAAAACTATGTGATGATGCGATTGTGCCAGTCTACAAGACAGACGGCGCGGCAGGAGCTGATGTTTCATGCATTGAAGATGTATTTCTGCTGCCAGGTGAGGCAAAGCTAGTTAAAACTGGACTAGCGATAGAGGTGCCACGTGGGTACGAGGCACAGGTTAGACCACGCTCTAGCCTGGCACTTGCAGGAATGACGGTGATGAACTCGCCGGGCACAATTGACAGCGACTACAGGGGTGAGCTTTGTGTCATCTTGATAAATCACACGGGAACTGAAAAGGTTCTCTATAAGAACACCAGGATCGCTCAATTGGTGTTTGCACAGGTAACACACGCAACGATTTGTGTTGTTGATGAACTATCTGACACAGCACGCGGCGCCGGTGGGTTTGGTTCAACTGGGAGATAAAACATGAACGTGGTATATGCACTGGTTTGTAGCGCAACACCTGAAAGAAAGCTGTTGTTTAACACCCAAGAGCTAGCACGATCTGCATTAAAGATGAAGGCAGATAGCACTAGGTACAGGTTTGGTGTCCATGTCATTGAAGACACAGAAGATGTGTATAAGTTTTTGCTTGGTTGGGAAGAGGCATGTGTCTCCTGGAGGGTTGTACCGATGAACGTTTATGAGAGCACAGGTGAGGCAAAAACGTGGCTTGAATGATCTTTTGCCCGCCCATTGTGATCCCTGTGTTGTAGGATCACGTTGTGACAAACAACACACAAAGACCTGTTCTGATTGTTGACTCAGCCAACCTCTTCATCAGATCATGGGCTGCATTTCCCACGATGTCAAGCCACGGTTATCAGATGGGAGGATGCATCGGTTTTCTAAAGACATTGTCAAGGATCGTCTCTGAGGTGCAACCTCGTGCAGTGTATGTTGCATGGGAAGGCGGCGGTTCATCTCGACGTAGGTCTTTATTTTCTGAGTATAAGCTCAATAGACGACCTGAAAAGCTTAATCGCTTTTATGAGGATGACATCCCAGAAACTGAAGAGAACAGAAAACACCAGATGCTTGCGTTGTTAGAGATGTTGCGGGCGATGCCAGTGTGCCAGTTGTATGCATCTGATTGTGAAGGCGACGATGTGATTGCATACCTGTGCACCGGTCCGCTGAGGTCTGAGGAACGTGTCATTGTTTCTTCTGACAAAGATCTTTACCAGCTTTTGGATGAACACACACGGATGTATAGCCTACACAAGAAGACGTATGTTGTGAAAGAAGACGTGTTTGATGAGTACAGAATAACATCAAAGAACTTTGCAATCGCAAAGGCACTGTGTGGTGATGTGGGCGACAACGTTCCTGGTGTGAAGGGCCTTGGGTTCAAGACAGCAGCAAAATTATTTCCGTTGTTGGGAACGGAGACAGACATCATCCTACAGGATGTGTTCGACTACAGTCATACACATGTTGATGAGTCAAAATTCTACCAACGTATCATTGAAAATGAAGACATCGTCCGTAGAAATTGGAAGATGGTGTATCTTGATGGAGGCATGGTTCCAGTCAACCAGGCATCACGCATTGATCACGTTATTGGTACATTTGAACCGACAATTGATAGAATGAGGTTCACACGATGCCTCATCAAAGAAGGTATCATCGACTTTGATATCGAGGGTTTTTTGTACGCATTCAGGTGTATAGACGGAATGCAGTACGCTGGAACAACTAAATGACAGATGTATCATCATTTGGACAATATGGTAAGAGCTTTCAAGAAAAGATCATGCAAGCGTTGTTGTCTGACAAGCGTTGGGCAGAACAGATGCTTGAGGTTTTTGACGTTACATACTTTGAGTTGAAGTATTTGCAATTTTTGGGCGATCGTTACTTTTCATATGCAAAAAAGTACAAAGTGTTTCCAACGTTACAATTGCTTGTCACAATCATCCGTGATGAGCTAAAATCTGGAACTGACACCGTTCTTCGTGATCAGATAATTGACTACCTGCAGAGGGTCAAATCAAATCCAGATGCAGGAGACCTTCAGTATGTTAAGGACAGGGCACTTGATTTTTGTCGAAAACAGGCGTTAAAGAAGGCGCTTGAAGATGCCGTTGATCAGATGGCACTTGAGAAGTATGAATCGATCGTTGAAACAATCAAGAAGGCAGTTTCGGTTGGAACTGCACCAAGCGTTGGACATGAGTTTTTTACTGACTTTGATTCTAGGTTCATTAGACTAAAACGTGATTGTGTTCCAACGGGTCTTCCAGAGCTTGACAAGAAGGAAATACTTAATGGTGGCCTCGGTCAAGGTGAACTAGGCGTCATCGTTGCGCCGACAGGCGTCGGAAAAAGCCATTTTTTAACGATGTTGGGTGCGAATGCATTGCGACAAGGCGTCGATGTTCTTCACTATACGTTCGAGCTAAATGAATCGGCTGTTGGCGTTCGTTATGATTCAAATCTATGCGATGTTGAATCGAACAATGTTGTTGACAAAAAAGATGAGATCATTGAACGCTATAAAAACATGAAGCTTGGACGCCTTTTCATCAAGGAATATCCTCCAAATGCTGCGACAATTTACACGATTCGTGGTCACATTGAACGTCTAGAGCTGCGTAATAACTTTAAGCCAGGCATCATCATCATCGACTATGCAGACATCATGCGTTCAACGCGTCAGTATGATTCTTTGAGGCATGAGCTCAAGCTGTTGTATGAAGAGCTACGTGGATATTCAAGTGAGATCGGAATTCCGATCTGGACAGCAAGTCAAAGCAATAAAGAGGGTTCAAACAGCGACATAGTTGATCTTAGCAACATGAGCGAGGCATATGGAAAGGCGATGGTCGCCGATGTTGTGTTGTCAATTTCAAGAAAGGCACATGAAAAGTCAAGTGGGCTTGGGCGCTTGTTTGTTGCAAAGAACAGGGCCGGCCGTGATGGCATCGTTTATCCGATCAAAATTGATACTGCAAGAAGCACCTTCACGATCTTTGGAAAAGAAGGCACGTTGGAAGATGCACAGCAGGATTCACAGGCTGCGGTAAAACGTGCGTTGCGTGAACGATGGGAAGAGGCACAAAAGTCTATTAAAGAACACATTGCAAAAAAAGACTCTGAAGTTGACGACAATAAAGACGATGATATTGGCAAGGAATAGTTATGTCTGCCTTTGACGGGCAGAACTAGTGGGCGCATCATGCCATACGACGCATGATTGTGCCATTTTTTCTTGTGGTGGATAACAAATGAAGTACACATATGAAGAAGTTCAAGACGCCTCTTTAAAGTTCTTTGATGGTGATGAATTAGCGGCTGATGTTTTCATAAAAAAGTATGCGCTACAAGATCTAGAGGGTGCATTGTATGAGCTAACGCCAAGTGACATGCATCATCGTCTTGCACGTGAATTTGCACGCATTGAGTCGATGTATCCAAACCCAATGTCAGAAGATGAAATTTATGAGCTGTTTTCATCGTGGAAGGTTGTCCCGCAGGGCAGCCCAATGGCAGCGATAGGAAACAACTATCAGGTTCAATCATTGTCGAACTGTTTCGTCGTTGATGCACCACATGATTCATACGGCGGGATCATGAAGACAGACCAAGAACAGGTGCAGATTATGAAGCGCCGTGGAGGCGTTGGATTTGACATATCAACGATACGGCCGAGGGGCATGTCAACGGCAAATGCAGCACGTACGACAGACGGGATCGGCGTGTTCATGGAACGCTTTTCTAACACAAGCCGTGAGTGTGCGCAAGACGGCCGGCGCGGTGCATTGATGCTGACAATTTCTGTGCATCACCCTGAGGTGTTGACGTTCGCAAACATTAAACGCGATGATGAGAAGGTCACAGGCGCAAATGTCAGCATTCGCATGTCAAATGAGTTC